TCAGCTCGTGCAGCTTGTTCAGCTCGTGCAGCTTCTTCTTTCGCTAGTCGTTCAGCTTCAGCTCGTGCAGCTTCTTCGCGTTCTCGTCGTTTACGTTCACTTTCTTCAGCTTTCACTCGTGCAGCTCGTGCAGCTTCTTCGCGTTCTCGACGTTCAGCTTCAGCTTTCACTCGTTCAGCTTCAGCTCGTGCAGCTTGTTCAGCTCGTGCAGCTTGTTCAGCTCGTGCAGCTTCTTCTTTCGCTAGTCGTTCAGCTTCAGCTCGTGCAGCTTCTTCGCGTTCTCGTCGTTTACGTTCACTTTCTTCAGCTAGACGTGCAACTCGTGCACCTTCTTCTTGTCGTTTACGTGCAGCTTCATCTTTTTCGCGTCGTTCAACTCGTTCACGTGGTTTAACTGATCCACGTGGTTCACGTTCTACAAGTTCAGGTTCAACACGAACAAGTTCGCGTACCTGTACTTGTTTACTTTTTGGCAGACTGTTTAAATTAAAATTGCCTAAATCTGGCCTTTGATTCCAACTAAGTTGAGGTTTAGTTTGATTTCTTAAATTCTCAAAAAGAGTGTCAAGAATAATATCTGGATTTGACATTAACAATTAATCTAACTTGACAAAAAAAAAATGAGAGTTTTATTTTAATATTTGTTCAGAGCGATTTCTCTGCGTTCAGGGTCAATTTCATTTAGAATACCGAGTAGAACTTTGCTGATACTATTAGTAAATGGTCGGATCATGACTAATGGAATATCGAGCAAGCCAGCTTTACTGTTTTGACTAATCATATCCATAATTGCTTGGACACCCTCGACAAATTCGCCCCCAGCTTCAGTAAATCCATCTTTAGTACTAAGGGGTTGGTTCGCATAGAAACTAATTTTTTTACGCTCAGATTCAGGTATGCTTCCAATTGCGGCGCCTAATTCCAAAATTTCAGTGGCTGAAGTGTGCAGAAACTTTTGGATTCTTTCAGGTGTCGATGTGCTTGTATCGCGCATATTCAAAATCAAAAGTCCATCGCGAATAATTTTGACGAAAGGTCGCAGAGGTTTGATTCCTTGTAATAGAATCGCTAATTTATCGTTCTCAGATAATAGTTTCATAATAATTTTCTCTTTCAAAGCTGGGCCTTCGATTCTCATCGGACTTATTTTAATTTTTGTATTTTTCAATGAAATGACATCTTTCACGCTGACGACAATATCCAAACGTGTAGTGTATATACGTTTAATGACAGATTTGCCCGGTTCAATTTTAGTATCCTTACTATAATTATTAATGAATTTGACCGATCTCGAATCCAAATTAAGAAATATTTTGTTTAATGTACTGATGTCAAGCGTGCCTCCAACAAAAGATATATCTGTATCACGTGTAGCCAAAATATTTGACCAAACAGAACCATCAACGTAGTCACGAATTCTCAAATTCGGGATACTAGAAGTAATTTTGGAATTTAACATGTCTGCTTCAATCCGTAAACTTTCAATGTCAAGAGTAATGCAACTTGGGCCACCAGATTCTTGTACGAATTGCAAACATGTTGTTTTGATATATACCTTCCCAAATACCGGTGTTTGTTTTTTCAGTAACTCAGTATCAAGTTGATCGGTGAGACACCAATTGGACATAATTTTGACTGAATCTAAACGTTGAATTTCATTATTACGGGCGGCAATAGAGTTTTTTCTGAGTAATTTTTGCACATTGTCTAATTGATAATTATCAACAGTACCCAAGCGAACACCACTTAAATCGTTTTTAAGCATTAATTGAACTTCTTTTGGAAACAATTCACTTAAATCATTTGGCCGCAAGGTTCCCATAATTGAGTCAATCGTACAATCATGGCTGTCTCCCCAAACCCATCTAAATGTATTAAAATGAATAATGTCGTTACATATAATTTTTTGCGATACGAAGAATATTGGTTCATTTGTTTTGACATTGCGAGAATAAATTTCCGATTCATTAAATTCAAAAGTCAACCACGGCAATTCCATACTCCCGTTTTCACTAATCGTTTTTTTTTGAACCATTAAAGTTTTAATATTAATGCTAAATTTTAAGTCACTCAAGTAATTTACTTTTTCTTTTTTCACAAAATGTTGTTGACTTCTGAAAAGAACATTCTGACTTGGGTTCGGGTTCGAAAGATCACAACTAGTTGATACTTCTTTAGCATTCGACTTTGACTTCAATTGGTTGACATAATTAATAATTTTATCGATCGAAATGTCGCCTAATTCAATATGCACGCCGATTTCATGTGTTTGCGCTGGGTTGCGACTATTCACAATCATTAAATCTGTTAAATGGATATCATGAGTAGTACATAGTAGGTATTTAGATAATCCAACGATATAAAGAGGATCAATATATATACATGTACATATACCTGTCACGTCTAATGCGGTATAAATTTCTTTGATATCAATATTGTTTACATTAATTTGTATTCTAAAATCGTCAGTCTTGTCAGTCTTGTCGACGTCAGAATTAGATTTTTTAAGTTTTTTAATCAGACTACTGACAAGATTGTAAATATTAACTTTTGAATTATCTGCGACAAGTGTGTTCGCATCAATATTAATAATAGTTGACCATATCTGCTTTCTAATATAATTGTAAACTACTGTTTTTGATTTAATACATCTTGGTTTAACAATTCCAGAATAGATTTTATCATCTTTAGTAAACAGTTCGGTATCATGCGATTCTTTTGAAGTTGTGCCATTCGTTAGTACATTCGTTAGTACAGTAATATTGATATCAGAACTTTTTAGAAAAATGAGATCATCTTTACTAGCATCAAAGTTTTTCATTGATATTTTAATTTCTGGAGTTGTCCCTTTTTGAATTAAAATATTATATCCACTGAGTATCACTCCTTTTTCTAAATAAAATAACAATGTATTAATTTTGATACACCACTCTTTCTTACTCGAACTAGTACTGGTACTAGTACTTTTTTCAAATAGTTTTAAGTTATCGTCAATACCCATAATTGTTAAATTTGAGATTAAGATTTCGGGTGCTTTATCATTTCTGACAAAAACGAGAGAATCAATATTAAGAATAGTCGATCCAATACCATTAGTGCGAATAATATTAATTCCTTTGCATTGGACTGATTCGTATGTTGCAGCAATGGTGCTAACTATAATATCAACATTGTATTTGACAAGGTGAATAGTCAATTTATTAATATTGACATTGAATTGTTCAATCAAATCTTTGACAATTGATTTGATTTCTTTGAAAGGTTCGAAGCCATTACACTCAGACAATGGAATCGCTGGAAGAACAACTGAATCTTTTATTTTTTGTGCCTCAAGTATCAAACTTTCGCCAACTGATCGAGAAAGTTGAGTACCATCTGGATTATCAGGGTCAAAACTGTCTAAAAATATTTCGATACCATCTATTTCAACTGTGTCGAAACTAAAAAACCCATTGAAAGGAACACTTATGCTTTCAATATTTGAATCTGAAATTTTGAATTTTGCATTTTTGAGAATACTGTGATTGAGTTTATATTTATTAAGTTTGAGATGAGTGCTTTTGATAACATAGTCACTAACTACAGTCGAATGAAAACTCGAAACATTAAATTTAATAAAATTTTTTAGATAAAGGTCCGCAATGAGGACAAATATGAGTTTTATTGTATGTTGAAAATATTCGGAAATTTTTTGTTTTAAATTTTCCATTACGCTTACTACTTTGACCCCAAAATAATTTTAAGTAACTAAAGTAAAACATGGTTTAAAAACACAACATATCGTTTAACATTTTGGTTGAATCAGTATTTTGAACTTTAGGTTTTGCCAATAGTTCAGCTACAGTTGGTTTATTATATTTTTTTAATAATTCATCGTATCCATGTGCACGATGATATAAAATTTTTTGCCAAAATGCCTGTAGTTTTGGAAACACTTCTGCGAACCATTTTCTATCTCTTAAAACCAATATACTTTCGTGTTTTTCTAGTCTCCACCACGAGTACCCTTTGAAATAATATTTTTCTGATTTTTGTTTGAGTTCATTGACACTAATGTCGATTTCATTTTTCATTCTAAGATACCTTTCATTTTCAGAACCATTGTCAGTTTCAGGATTATGTAGTACCGGGTAAATATAATGAATAGTATTTGCAACTAAATCTTGCACAGCGCCGATAACACCTTTTTTTGGACAAACCATGTCAGTGTCTTCAAGGTACTCTGCTTCGGAAGAATATTCGAGAATTCTGCAATCTTCAAAATAACATTCATCTAATCCTGTCACCTCTAATTGTATCTGCATTTGGATCCAATAATAGCGGGGAACAATGTTAGGTTTTGGATAACGTCGGTAAGGACATTTAATTTCTACAAGGTATCCACGATGATTAATATCATCAATGACAAATTTATCTGGACTTGCACCAATAAAATCGATTGTTGGATGAGGGATGAATCCCGCTTCATTACATTTTACTTTATACTTAACTTCATGGATTTGCGATGCGACAAATTCATATTTGTGACCATGGTGGGTAAATACAAATGAACTTTCATCAAACCACCAATGATCCGGATATCCGCATTTTTCTATAATTACAATATCAGATTCTTTATATTCATTTTCATCTAAAGCGCTACCAATGTCGCTAGCAGAAATTCTATTCTTGCGTTGTTCGAGCCATTCAATAGTTCCTTGGGCAGGTTGTGTTTTACTAAATGTTATACCAAACATTGCGGTTTCATACGTTTTTGGCCAGGGTGCTCGGTATGTATCTGATTGGTATATAGTTACTAATTTAAATATCCATTCAATAGCATTTTTTAAATCACTAATTAAATATTTACTTACATTCTTTTTACTTTTACTTAATTCTTCTAATAATAATTCAAATGAAGCGACATAATTTTCGAATATTTTAATATAATGGTTAAATTCATTTGCTGGTTTAGTCATTATATATAATTACCTTATAGTTCGTTTAAGTAAAAAAAAATAAGTACAATGTATTTTCACTTTTTACTTACGTTTAGGGGCACGTTTAGCAACACGTGGGATTGTTTGTTCGAGTGCAGAACCTGACACGGAATATCCGCTGACAGTTGGCATATCGCTACTAATTGGTTTAATCAAGTGTACTTGATTAAGTTCCCATAGTAGGCGATTAAAGTTAAGATCTTGATATGTCTTCATAGGTCGTTCTTGTCCACTTACGAGGTGACTAAGTGTTACTGGGCTGTATACACGATTGGCGACATCACTGAGTAATTCAGCCATACGTTCAATTTTCTTTTTATAACTTTCGTCTAGAACTTTCGAATCGACTGGACCGACGAACCAGGAGTTTCCACCAGCTTGTGCAGTCATTTCTTCAAAGATTTCTTTGGCATCCATTAATTTTTGTGTTGGACTAAATCGTTTAATGTGAGCCAAAACATTGTTCGAATAAATATTTGGAATCGGATATTCAATAGGGTGATAAAATGGATTTTGGCCCTGAAGCGAACTTCTTGCAATTCCGGGACCAAAAGGGTAACCGAGAAATTTATAAAGATCAGCAAATCCATAATGCATTTTTTTTGTACTTAGTTGCTTACCCTGAGGATCAAGCAGAGAAAATTTACATTTCTTTTGCACACGATTTAGCTCACCTAATTGGAACTGGGGTGGGAGTTCAGTTAAATGTTTTTGCAACGCTGTTTGAAACGCCAAGGGATCATTTGATAGCTTCCATAGATCAAATTGTTTATGTTCATTTCTTGGACCCTTTGTTTTTCCAAGTTTGTGGCTGGCTGCACTAACATACATGGCTTTCAATTCATCTGGTAATTGGCCGGAAAGTGATTCTAGTAAATTGCTAAAGAATGTTTGCAAAAGAACAGGGTTCCCACCTACCATAATATGTTCAGCATCAAAATTTTTGCCATTTTTGATAGCATCTACTAACTCTTGTAGTGCGTTCAGTTGATTTGCATCAAGTTGATTCATACTTAATTACTTACTACCGTTTTAGAAAAAAAAATAAAACTTTTTGTCTTTTTGCGAATTAGTATACAAATGCTGATTCCGAAGCATCGGCATCAACCCAAAATGAATCGCGATTGTCTCCACCTTGGACACCTCTTGTATCTTGTGACTCCCAATAAAATCCGCTATTAGGTGTTGAACCAATTTCACTACCCCGATTAACTGTTGTATCTTGTGACCCCCAAATAAAGCTTCCACTAGGTTGATCACCAGTATCTGTTTTATTTTGTGAATTAGTGTCATTGTTATTGTTATTGACATTAGTACCTGTCTTAGGTTTATCAACACCAACTGTTTCTGTAGATTTATCTTTATCACTACCTGTCTTAGGTTTATCAACACCAACTGTTTCTGTAGATTGAGCTTCATCACTAGCGTCATGTAATACATCAGGTTCAACATCAGTTGTAACCACTTGGTCACTCATATTAGTTCCAAAATCAGTAGCCAATGTTCTGAAATTAGCCTGAGTTTTAATTGCGCCTTTAATAATTTCTCGAGCATGTCGGAGATTTGAGTAGCAGTTTTTTAATTCCTCTTCTAAAGCAGAACCAGCACCTGCAGTCGATTTAGCAGCAGTATATGCCTTTCCAAGTAGTTTTTCATAATTATCATCATCATTGAGATGCTCTTCTGTGATGTTTAGTTTGGCCATGCAACCTTTAAAATGTTCGATACCATTGCCGAGAGCCTTGACACTGCTAAGCATATTATTAGTTTGCATCATAACATTACTAATATTTCCATCGAATGGAGTTTTTGCATATTGATCCAAGACACCACGGACGTGACGAACATGTGGGTAGAAGCGAGAATCGAGTTGTGATTCTAATTCTTTATATAAATTAGTACCAGCGTGAATTTGTCTACCCATTTCACCAATCAGAGCTTGACGAATGGCCGTTGTTTCATTGACTTGATTTTGAATTTTATCCATTTCAAAACCGGTTTCTGGTCCACGACGTAGCATATTCAAGTGGCGACCAAATGATTCATCGAGAATACGTTGTTGAAGCTTTAGTTGTTTAATCTGATCTATTAGTGAGCGTTTAACACCATCAGCGTTATCAGATAGTTTACGACTGATTTTATCCTGTACCATGTACATATCGTCGCACAGATCAGGAATTGATCTTTTCTTGCTAGTAGGATCCATAGGGTTTTCATGAGTAGCAATGTTTGTTCCAAAGTGTGAGTTAAAATATTTTACAAGTTCGGCGACACGTGTGCTATTAACAGAGCCATTATTTGCCATACAGACACCTTCTACATCTGGGCGGGACTTATAAACTTCATTGCAAATTTTATCATTGCTCAAACGATTTCCCTTTGAATCAGTTAGTCGAATATTAAATCCGAGTTTATTTAGATCATTTGCCAATAGTTCGATATTGAAATTTTGAACTTCTTTTGGTAATTTAGAATTTCTTTGACATACATACCTCATCCGGTTTAACGTAACCGGCTCAGTAAGTAGATTATGACTATGCACTAAACCCATAATTGTAGTATACTTTATGTTAGGAAAAAAATAAAGACAACAAATGAAAAATTACAAAAATAAATAATCGCAGATAATATTTATTTTATACTGAATATTTTCATTGATATCGTTTTCCCAAAATTCTAATAAAACTGCCCGAAATCCAAATTCCCATAATGCCTGATAAACAATATCATTAATTAACGATCCCTGAAATAATCCAACAGAAATTCCCTTATCTTTAAGAAATTGGTACATATTTTCAACCCAATTAGTCAATGTATGTCTATATTCCTTTGTTACATTTAAAATAGCCATTTCCCGATTATTAAAATGATCAATATCAGGATAACTATGTATATCTAACACAATCGTATCCCGAGGCAAAATATTTAATTGTTTTGTAATATTTTGGCGAAATTCATACTCTTCTTTTCTACTTTCCAGTCTATTCATATCAACAGTTGACCGCAACACGTTATCATTATGTATAAATACAACATTTGCACCGCGTTTGATTAGTTCTGTGCGTAAAATAGTAGCTGCATTATATGCATTGCGATCGCAGATTCTCACAGTAGATTCAGGACAATACCCATGTGGTACTGTAATTAAAAATGTTTTACTCGTACTCGTACCCATTAATTTAAACACTATAAAAAAAATTGGTGTACTAATTATTCGTCTTCTGTTTCACTTTCACTTTCGCCTTCAATTTCACCTTCACCTTCACCGTCGCTAGGTTCAGCGTCAGGTTCTAGTTCGTCAGGTTCTAGTTCGCTAGGTTCGAGTGTTGTACCTGTAGTGAGGTCGATCCCATTTGTTTCAAGTTTAGCCGACAGGGCTTGAAGATCTGAGAACCATAATTGTTTTGCCGTAGTTTTTTGTAAGATTTCTAATTGTTGTTTCTTTTCAACCAACAGTTTTTCTAATCTTTCTTTTTCTTCTTTTGTCACACTATAAATTGGCATACGTTTTAGATAATTATAATCTTTTTTGGCATCATCTTCTTTACCTTTACCTTCATCTTCATCTATTTGGAGTTCGAATCCGCCAGCATCTTTCTTTAAATCGAGATTACTAAATTTGAGATATTTACGTTTCTCTAATTGTTCTTCAACTTTTTCCCATTTAATATTTTTAATTTTGACATCTTCACTGATTACTTCATTAATAAATTGTACTTTCATTTTTAAAATAAGCATTTCATGTTCGAGTTTACGCAATAGATATTCGCGCCTAGATTCATAAAATTTCAGACGAATGGAGTAAAATTGTTCGATAATTTGAGTTGGATCATTATATTTTGTAATAATACCTTTCTCATTGAACAGATGCATATTTGACGTTTTGATTAGATTTACTAGTTTAAATTTATCTTCCAACATATTGACATTTTTGACTTTAGCTTTTTTATGTAAAGCTGTCAAAGCTGATGCCGTTGGAAATTCAACTGTAAAATATCTGATATCATCAATATCTTCACCGTAAAACCCTTTGATAACTTTATCGGCTTCTAATTTTTCCAAGAATTCTTTATAGTTGTCATACCAAACGCCAATAGGAATTTCTGTAATTTTAATTGACTTAGCATCAATAATTTCATAGCTACCTTTGCAAATATATTCTGTTTTTGTTCGGCGAATTATAGAACCTCTAAAACCCCTATACCAAGGTATCATATCTTTAAATGGCAAATCATTAATTTTATTAATCAGATTATCAATGATATCTCGAGGATTGAAGCTTGGTACGAGTGTTGAATATCCTGTACCAATTCCAACAGCTCCATTAACAAGAATCAACGGAATAATTGGTACAAACCAATATGGTTCCGCTCGAAGGCCATCTTCATCAACATATTCTAACAGCGGTGCATCTAATTTATTGATAATTGATGTGCTTGGATCTGTCAATGCTGTGAAAATATATCTTGATGCTGATGCATCTTTACCACCCATACTACGTGAGCCGAACTGACCATTTGGTTCGAGTAAATTAATATTATTTGCGCCAACAAAAGTTTGAGCCAATTTAATAATTGCCTGTTGCAAACTGGTTTCGCCATGATGGTAACCTGTTTTTTCACCTACAGCACCAGCTAATCGAGCAACTTTCATTTCTTTTGGAGAAATTAGATTCAGTAGGAAACAAGTATGAATGATTTTTCTTTGCGACGGTTTTAATCCATCAACCATACTAGGGATTGAGCGAGCATTATCATAGGTTGAAAAATGGATCAAATCTTTATTGATAAAACTATGGAGTGAGACATTTTTGACTGAATAATCAATCGTGTATGTTGGATCGTAACCATTAACCCATTTTTTGCGATCATCTGCTTTTTCTTTGGAAAATGCGAGATCTAGAGCTTCAAAATCTTTATCATTAATCGCTTGGTAATTAATTAATTTTGTCAAATAATCGATGAAGTATTCTTTAGCTTCTTCTTTTGTACTCGTACCTAAACCTTTATAGTATTTAATTGACCACCCTACACTTTGTGTCGATTTACTCCATTTTTCATAGTCAGCCATTGAGTAAAAATTGAGTGCTTCTTTGCGTTTGAAGGCTTTCACAATTGGGGTTGCCAAACTAGTAATAAAACCTTTAATTCTTAGAAGACTAGGCCATCCCCAGGCGATTACATTGATAAACAAACCTTTAATATGTGTTCCATCAACATCAGCATCGGTAAAAATCATTACTTTACCATAGCGTAGAGATTTTGTATCAGTATATTCTTTCCCATACTCGAGACCTAAAATTTTTACAATATAACTAACTTCTTCATTTTTGACTGCAATATTTTTCTTTAATTCTCTGACATTTTTGAGTTTACCACGTAATGGAAAGACGCCAATTTTATTATTTCCATTTTTAACGGAACCCCGACCAGCCATCGCTAATGTTTTTGCCGAATCACCTTCAGTTAAAATAAGGATACAATCTTGGGAGTTTTTTGTTCCGGCATCATTGGCATCTTCTAACTTTGGAATACCACGAAGCTTATTAGTTTTTTTGCCTGATTGTTTTTTTAATTCGGATTCTTCTTTAAATTTCATTAGTTCAGTAATTCTGTCAATAATACCAAGTTTAGCAAATTTATCAATAATTTTTTCTGGCAGTTCGCAAGTTGTTCCAAATTTTGTTGCTTCTGTGCTAAGAATATATTTGTTTTGACTAGGAAAGTCAGGATCAAAAATACGGGCTTTAACAAAAAGTTTCATACTATTACGAATGTAGGCATCCCTAATAGGTTTTGTTGATTTTGTTTTCTTTTTAACTAGTTCAGAAATTCTGTTAGTAATTTGTTTAGCGATGTATTCAACATGAGTTCCTCCATCAATAGTAGGAATTCCATTAACAAATGAAACTTGTTCGAAACCATCATCATTTTCTTTCAGCATCATACCAATTTCCCAGTCATCATTACATACATGTGTAACAGTTGGCAATGAGCCACCGTATAATGCGATATAATCGCCAAATTCTTTAATAGGTATTTTTACATCATTAAAGTAAACAGTAACGCGTTTTCCGGTAATAGCAGCAGCTTCAAATGTTCTAATTTTAATAATATCGAAGTGAGCTTTATCTATATCTTTCATACCAAATCTTTCGAAATCAGGAATATAACTAATTTTGGTATAATCTTTAACGCTTGATTTAGTAATTTTGGGAATTGTTCTTTTTTCCATATTTTCAGTAAAGATTTGAACGTACTTTGAAGTATATTTGCTTGAAACAGTTTCGACTATAAATTTTTTACTGAAAAGATTTGTTAATTTTGCGCCAAAACCATGTTTCCCACCAGCTTTGCGTTTTTTTGGACCAAAGTGGCTACTAGTTTTGAATTCACCAAAAATCATTTCAGGTATATATTGGTTTTCATCTTCATGCATAACAATAGGAATACCTGTTCCATTATTAGTAACAGATATTTCTCCTGTATTTTGATCGACATTAACTTTAATCATAGTTAAACCTTCTGGATCTTCTTGTTCGTGATCGACAGCATTACTAAGAATTTCTTGAAAGATTTGAATAAAACCGGGTACTATTTTTAACTTTTTAGTTAATATATTTTTTTCATTTGCAGAAAGAACGTGATATTCTCGAGATTGAATATCCATTGTACCAATATACATACCTGGATTTTTTAGAGCATGCTGACGATCTGTCAATTTGCGATATTTTTTACTTTCTGACATTCTTGAAGTAATAATATTAAGTTATTTTGTTTTTTTTAAGTACTTTCTAACTTAATTTCGTTTTCAATTTAATTTTTTTCTTGAGTAGAATTATACTAATTTAACTATACTGTATGAGTTCTGATTTATATAGAAGTTTTGGAGGCTCTATGCGTTTTCATGCACATGGAGGAACAGGTGGACAAAACCTGGTTGCATTTTTGTTTAAAGCATTAGGTGCTCCAGGCACTCCACTTGAAAAATTAAAAGTATGGCATTTGCTAGCAGTATCACTAGGTTTACTTGTACTTGTTATTATTATTGCCGTCGCACGCCGTCGCAAGAGTAAATTTGAGGGATTTGACGGTTCTGGCACTGGCCAGCAAACTGCATCTGGTTGGGCAGGAACTTTTACTCAGCACCGATCACAACATTCTCCACGCAATCGTTCAGTGGATGCCCTTGGACAAAACCAAGAAATGGGTTTTCTTGCAGGAGACATTGCATCCGGGCAACATGCAGGTGCTGAAAAGTTCGGAGATCTGCAAAAAGTTTTGAATATGGAGAATTTTGCTCAAGTGCGAAATGTCCCCGCTAATCAAAATATTGTTCCTATTCCCGCTGCAGGACAAGCTAATCCCAGCCAACGTAAAGCCGGATTTGCTGATTTTGCCGAACATTTTGACGGGCAAGATTATACTACTAACCAGGAATGGCTCGAACGTCGTCTCAATAAAAAGAGCAATTTTGAGGGATTTGCTGATCGTAGTGGAAATTACGTTAAGCACAATGAGAACAATCTTGGGTTTATGCATGTTCTTCCTGAACAAGATTATAGTGAAGGTGGTGTAAGTGCCGGCGCAAGTGGAAGTATGGCTGATCAACCGTTTCTTAACCCTCGAACTATGGGATCATCTGAACGCCCTCATTCTCAACGTTTAGTTGAGGGATTTGCCCCACAAACTGCATTTGATGTGCTTGGTAAGAAACTCGAAAAATTCGGACCTTCTTTGAACCTTGACCGTCCTAGTGACTCAAAGGGAAGTCTTCCTATGTCTGAGTTTGCTGCCCGTGTGATTAAATCCGATGGTATGAGTTCTGGTTCTGCATCAAGCGCCCCTGGTTTATATAATTCTGGACTACTTCCGTCAAGTTTTGCTTCTCGCAATATGTTGACTGGAAATCCCGATAAAAAAGCCCGTGAAGTTGTCAGTGGATATTGTAGCCCAATGAAACCACCAGCTTGCAAAAAGGATCCTCTGTGTGGATGGGACGCCAATAGCAAGAGTTGTACTGTTGCCAAACGACCTGCCAACGAATGTGCCTTCCCTGTGAATCCCAAATACAAACCTATTGATCCTACAACTGGGTTACGTATGGTTCTCCCTGCCGATGCATGTGTTGACTCATCTAAATCCAACTTCAATAAATGGGTTGAGACTGATTGGGTTCTTAAGTATGATACTCCCTACTCGTCAATGCAGTCAAGTGATCTTCACTACAAGCAACTCCAAAATCTAGTCTACAATAACCCTAAGACCTGGGATGTATCTAAACCGCAAGATACTCCTACTAGCTTCAAGCCCGGTGATGTAGATAGATATGCTGCTGAACGCCAGGGACCTGTTGGTGTCGATGATACTAAACTTGAGGTTGAGAAGAAAGGAAAGAAAGAAAACTTTGAAAACAAACTTCTTGATACCGTTAAGAGTTGGTTTAACTTGTAAATTGCAATGTAAGTCTTAAAAATACTTTTTTTTGTCTTACATTACATTACATTAAAGTATGAATATCGAACAAAAACTCGCCGAATTTTATGATCATTATGAACGATTCATTTTTGACATTACTGATACAACCAAATCATTCCATCAATTAAATTATAATATTATGACGCCAGAAGTTACATTAAAATCTGAAGGTATTGGAAAAAAATATGAAAAGCATAATTTAAATATAATGTTTCCAACTAATTCTGATATTTTTAAATTTATTCGTGGAGTTGAAGAATTTATTGAACGTAAAGTAATTACAGAAAATCCAGACATATTTGCCGGTTACACATTTAAATCAATTTTAAGTAACCACGCTCAAAGTGGTAATACATTTAGTAATATTCAAGTCCCTTACCGTAATCGTGTTTGTGAATGTGTGTTTGTTAATAAAGCAGGGAAACATATTACAGACACAGGAATTAGTGTATCAGAATCACTCAAAAAAAATGATAAATTAAAAATTCAATTGCGAACTGCATGTATTTGGATTTATCCTGATCAGAGGCAAATTGGAGTAACTTGGCAAGCCAAGCACGTTTACTTACTTAAATAAATTTACCCTAACACATTAGTAATGTATAATTCAAGAAGTATTTTTTATGATCTTAGCAAAATTGATTTGAATAGTATAACAATAAGTGATAATTTTATTAAAAAAGAATCTACAAACTCATTCTTTTGTAGGGCAAAATACAATGAAAGTTCATTATGGGGAATAGTGAGTCCGCAATTAAAAATAATTGATGTAGAACAATTGTCTGATAATGAAATATTAGTAACTTTTTTATTACCTGATGATGATCCGTCGTTTGTTAATATTATGACTGAATTAGAAAATCTAAGTATTAACCATATTTATGTCAACTCTCTTCAAATTTACGGAAAAAATAAAACATTACCAATTATTTATGCTAATCATACCTCAATCGTGTCATCTGATTTAAGATCTTTAAAATTAAAAATAGTATTAAATAAAAATACATCTTTTTGGTCTTCAAAAGAAATACAGTTAGATAAAATTACAATAAATAAATTTTTGAATTTTAAAGGCAGGTCTGTAGTATTATTAGTAAGAATGAATGGTATAACTATTAATAAAAAAGGTAATTTTACGACAGATTTTCGGGTTGAGCAAATATTATTTAAAGAAAGTGAAAGCGAAAGTGAAAGCGAACCTGACAACGATATTGAAATTGAGTATTCAGAAATTCCTGATAAAATTGTTCAAAATGAATTTAGAAAAAGGCTTTTCTTGAAATTTTGATCAATTATTTTCTTAATCAGTATTATACTAAATACTCATGACAATGAAGCTATTAGATTGTGTTTTAATTGGGCTCGTATGTTTCGTTATTGTTTATATCCTAATGCGTGAGTTGGGAAAGAAAAATGAAAGCGAATCATTTGATGCCGCTACACAAAAGGCACTAAAAATGCAAATGAAAGAAAACTGGGATAATGATACCGTAACTAAAGCGCTTCAAATGCAAATGAAAAAGGATAATTATAAAAATGTTAGCGAAGATACATTAAAAGCACTAAGCCTTCAGCGCCACGAAGATTTTTGTGCTGTTTATGAAGGCATGGATTGCAGTTGTGGCCCTCACACCCACCAATTGCAATCAGACGGGTCAAAGAAATTTCTAAATGAACGTAATCTTGGTGCTCCCTGGTATCACCCAGTACGTGGTGATGAAGGATTCGCTGACGCAACTGGTCAACCACCTGCTACAGACGCACCAAATGCCCCACTTAAACCTGATGATCTTCTACCAAAGGATATGAATCATGGTTGGACGCAGGCCTACCTTAATTGCAAAGACCTATTAGCCAATAAAAATTTTGTTGATACTGAACGATTCAAGTTCTCTAACGAAGTATTGGACACTCGTAATACTAAATACCAAAGCCTTGATATTCGTAAGACACCTATTGTCTCACATAATCCTGTAAGTATCTGGCAAAAGTCACCTGTTGAGAAGAGCATGTGGGAGTACACTCGTCCCAACCTTGATGGATAAACAAAAGGGAATTAAAAAATTTTTTTGATACGTCAGATTGAAAATATAAAAGTCTAAATGCAAATATTATTGTGATTTTAAAGATGATACAGAATCGCAAAGAATTACCTGTTTGTGGATTTACAAATGAAAGCAATTTCTGCTTTTTACTTGCAAATTTACAAGTAATACTTCACAGTATGCCTGATATCAGAGATTTTATATACTTTGTATCTAAAATTATTACTGAGCATCATGGTGCAGAACCGAACCCCCAATTTAAAATTAGTGAAAAATCATATATGTTTTTAAGTCATATGGCACAATTGTTACATGCTATTCGTAAAAATGAGAAAGATGGATTTGTAACATACAATATCTCATCATTCATCAAATTTTTCTATAACTATATGGAAGATTTTGAATATGGACGCCAACAAGATGCTCACGAATGTATGTCAGTTTTATTAAATGAATTTTTGGACAACCTTACATTTGAAATGCAAAGAAAATTTGAATTTAATACAAACATTTTGCTCCCAGATCTACCTGTATTACCACAAGATCATATTGCCGCAAATACTACTAATTATATTAATAAGTCGTTCGCCCGCAAACTTCTTGGTGGCATGAAGGAAAACAAATTAGTTTGCCAAGAGTGTGGATTTGTCTCAAGATCAGTTGAACAATTTACAGAACTTATTCTAAATATTCCACAACAGCAAACTGTGTCATTAGAAGATTGTATTAAATTAGGATTTGTTACCGAACAATTAACTGGTGAGGAAATGTGGTTTTGTCCGACATGCAAAAAACGAGTAGTAGCCGAAAAATCAGAAAAAATTATACATACACCTCCAATATTAGTATGTGTTCTCAAACGATTTCAAACGAATGACTTTCAACAAGTGCGCAGACGTAATAAAGATGATACAAAAGTTTCAGTTCCAATTAATCTGGATATGAGTTTAGATACTGGTACTAAGATAAATTATGAATGTGTAGGTATTGTATCACATCTCGGTACCAATATTGATTTTGGACACTATGTCGCTTATGCAAAATGCAATAGCGATTGGTACCTATTTAATGATGACAAGTGTGTTAAATTTAAAATCGAATGTGAGCGCATTGCAACAACTGACGCTTACATACTTGTTTATAAAAAAAAGTAACCAATATTTGATTAAGTACTATCATATTTTTCAATTAAGCGATTATAAATATCTTTTGATTTTTCACTATCATATTCCATCATTAAAATTTCCTCAAGTGGTACCTTAAGTTTATTAGTGAGGTAGAATTTATAGTCAATTTCCAAGTTATTAGCAATGATATATTCAGGTGTTTCGATTTTTTCACCTTGAAGAATCTTTATTTTTTTACCCTTTTCATTAAACTTATCTGGAACCTTAACATAAACGAATTGAATCCGGTCATTTGGTTTAGGTGGATTACCTGGGTCACGTAATGTCATTCGATCAGCTAATACACGATGCTCAATACGTTCAGGATTTTTATAACTATCACGTGACTTCAGTGTTTTACTCGTTGTAAACAATTTTAAATGTTCGAGGTATTTATCCTTATTCAATTGTTTGCGATATTTATTATATTGTTTGAATTTCATAAATTTCTTTAGTAAATATTTAACTACATCTTTCATTGTACCGTGACTCATGAGTAAATCGACGACATCGCGGTAAATTTCTTGGACAATAGGGCAATTATCACGGCGTTTCAGTAAAACTCCCATGGCAATAAATTTGGCTTTTGACTGTTCGAGTTCCTTTTCAAATTTTTGGTACATGTATCTTTTCTTTTTGAGAATTAAAAGGGGGTGACATATTTTTTCATATGCAATACACATTGGATCCCTACCAATAAGTTTAGTAATTTCATCTGCAGCTCGAATACCTAACTTTTGGGATTCTACACGTTTGCGATAATTGTTTTCCTCTTCCGATAAAGTTGGGTCAACAACATGATCGACTTTGAATTTCACAAAGATAGAATCGGTATTATGGACAATTAATTTGCCTACACCTGCTGCAAAATGATGATTCTCTGTTTCAAAATCATACACTAACTCATTAGTATTTTCTCTCAATAAAGTTATTTTTATCACACGCCCTGTGCCGTTTTTCCATTCATCGGTATATTTTTGCGGTATATCATTAAACATTAATTCTGTTTTACCGACAATAATGTCTGTTGGTTTAATAGATTTACCGTTTTTTAGTAATAAACTATGATCAGCTGTCACTGTTACTGAACCAACATCTGTTTCAACTCGATAAATAGGTTTTTTAGTTGTATGTTTAATGAATCTAATAATACGTGTCCATCCAAGGTCTGACCAAATATAATAATCTTCCGGAACCATTGCAATCTTAGTATTATGATATTCCTCCCATACACTGCACATTTCATCAAATTCTATTACTGCTATTCTACTTATATTGTCGCCATGTCTGACAATTATTAATGTATCTGCAGTAACAGAATCTCCATACACGCATTCTGCCCCATATTTTTCAATAACATGTTTTTGAGCTAATGTTAAATTATTTTTGCCTTCGGATGTCACACATGCCGAAATAGGTTTGCATTTAATTTTACTAAATGTACTACCACATTGACCGTAAATACTGTTAGCGACAACTTTGAATGCCAATTGAAATGTATCCAGAATCATAATCTTGGACTTCATCATTACAATTACGTCGCCTCCTTTTTTCTTTTTTAACATATCAATAATTAATGGAATTTGAATAGTATTTTGTAAACGGTCATTTGCTCTCAATAGTTTCTCAACTTTTTCAACCAATTCAGGTTCTTCTATGGATGATGCTTCTTTAATTAATTTGATGGCTTTATATAAGTCAGCAATTTGGACACGAGTGGCAGCACGTTCATTCAAAAGATATCTGAGAACAATTGGAAGAATACCCATCAATTCAGGATTCTCAATATGATCGACAAATTTCGCACTTTTTTTTTCATCAGTGTCAGGATCGCGATAATAATAGGTATTATATTTGATACCTGGTAAATCGTCATATTTTTTGTCAATCACAATAGAATCTTGTGAAAAGTTATTCGCAATCATAATACTCGGATACAAACTATTAAAATCACAAACAACAATCGGTTCATGGTGAATTTTTGATTCAGGTTCTATGACATATGCACCTTCAAAATGCTCACCATCAGCTTCATTACCGAGATCAGCAATGAGAATACCATGTTTTCTACATTGGTCAGCAACTAAACTATAAATTTTGATTCCTTGGCCGCGCATAAAGATATAATTTAAGGGAACAATTGAAACGCTACTCATTGACATATTTGCTGGAATAATATTTAAAAAGTCAACAAGGTTATGGACTAGTTCACAATCTTGAATACAATATTCGCAAATTTCTCTAATCTGTTCCGGTCTACCTTCAATATAATTCTGAAATAATTTAATATGATCAAGATCGTTTTTGTTTTCATCTAAAAAGTGTTCTGCAACCTCATCCAATTTATAACTTGATAATTTATGATCGCGCTGAACAACTTTCATGACATCAATAGTAACGCGACCGGTTGATACAATCATTTTATAAATATTTTGACCCAGTCCACTTGAACTTAGTTTTTTCTCTTGAAATATTGAATCAATGAATCGATTTCTACTCATTTTCATAAATTCTTTATCTATTTTCAGGAGTTCCGTTCGTTTGTAAATATAGTTATCATCAAACCCAGATGTATTGTAACCATACATAATGTCTGGGTTTTCTTTATTCACTAAATCTCGGAATTTGAATAATAAATCTCGTTCGTTTTCGCATTCAATGACAACAACAGATTTGTCACCCATTGGTGCGCATTTCTTTTGAGTCAAAATTGCGCGTAGATAACTTTTTGTTTCAGGATACCGTCTGAATACCATACCGATTTGAATAATTTCATCCTTTGCCTGAGCGAAGTTAGGAAACCCTTCGTCTTTGCATTGACAAATACATTCAATATCATAACTCATACGCACAATACCTGAAATACTGCTTTCATAAATTGGTACTAAATCTGTATACTTACAGGTCACACTGATGTCAGCCGTTGTACTCAAATTTTTATTTTTACTGTATTTATTTTCACCAATTTGAATCCAACCACATGGTTTAATCCCCCGAATTTGCATCAGTTGCAAAACTGGATCAATAATCTCGTAAACTTGATATTTGTAGCTACTTAGGCCCTCAAATCGTTGAGCATCACGGGAAAATATTTTACTGGCATATTTGATAGCCGACGAATTAGTCCATACCAATCTTACAAATTTAAACATTTTTTTGTTTGTAAATCCATGAAAAATACGACGTTGAACTATCTTACACATATCGGTTTGCAATGTTTCAGCCAGTTCTTTGGCCTTCGACATCTTTTCCTTCAAGCCATTCACTAACAGTTTTAAATGAGTACCCGTCCAATTATCAGGGACTTGCACAAAGAAGAATGGTGTAAAATCTGTAATAGTTACTGCAACAGATTCACCTTTTGCCGTACGACCAAAAATCTGAGCTTTATATTTATTAATATACTTTTCACCGTCGTCGTCACCGTCGTCGTGGTCGTCGTGGTCGTCGTGGTCGTCGTTTTTGAAAGAATCCGAGACCATTTTCTCTTTACTTTCAGTACTATTGTAATCAAACCAATCTATTGCTTGAAATTCTAACATGATTACTTAAGTAATCATTACCACCACATATGTTTAGTTAAAAAAAAAATCAATTGCTTCCTCTTTAAACCGGTGTGCTTGTAATAGTCATACCACAGTATTCAGCATTATTACGCTGAAAATCTATACGATCATAGAATTTGTTATCAATGGCTTCACGTAATAGAAATTTAAAATTGTCTTTAAATTCGGTATTATGACCATAGCTTGAACTGGCTAAATGGGTTAGTTCATGAATAACTACAAACATTAAAAGATTTGTATTATGAAATTTGTTTGGATCTTTTCCGCTACGGACACAAAACACAATTTTTTCTCCTTTACTGAGAGAATAACTAGTTGATTTTTCTTTATTGAACGGAGATCCTTCCATAACATTTTGCGGATGGTACCTTTTTTTCATTTTTTTTATTCTATCATCTTCGGGGTATTTTTTATCAAGGAAAGCAATAAAATTAAGAATATTATCGTTCAATATAGCAATAATATTAGCTGCTTCTTCTGGATTTTCTAAATTTTTTTGAACTTTGTACTTTTTTTTATCTCGTTTAGCTTGAAAATATTCGGCATTTGTATCATTTGAATCACCAAGACCGAACCCGAAATCAATAAAATTCTCACCACTTTCAAATAATCTATCAATGATTGATTGAATCGACATTTTTTCTCTTATTAACCATTAAGGAAATAATTATTTGAAAATGGATTTCAACGAAAACAGTATAAAAAAGGTTTTTGAGATTAAAAGTTCCAATGAACTAAAATATGTACCATTTAAAATAGTACAAAAAACTATTTCTTCCACAATGAATTCATTGGTGACTCAAGGTGTAGTTGTATTTGTTGGCGATGTCGATGCAACAACAAAAGCGTTATTATTAAAAATGGAAAAAAACCAATTACCAAGTATTCAAGATTCAAATAAATTAAAGGATATATTTGGACCAAATTGGAAGTACCTATTACATATTGGAAAAACTCAAAATCAACACGGTGGAACTAATGAAACCGACAAAATCAATTTTGATGAGGACTCAGAACCAGAACCAGAACCAGAATCAGAACAAGAACTTGATTTTGATCTTGACAAAGAACTTGAAACTACGCAAACGGAAACAGTAAAAGACGAAAAAAAAATAATCAGTGGAGTCAAATATATTTACGATTATATAAATATTGACGATGAAATTGATACAATTAAGCGCAAAATCGAAGGATATATGAATATTGAATATGGCGCTCAGCACAATTGGTACATTAACCAAACCGACAAGAAAAATCACATTCTAGACTATCAATGTAGATTTATTGTCAATGAAACAATTTCGCAACCATTTACGGTAAGTATTAATGATCTTTTTTCAGACAATAGTAAAAAAAAAATTTTAGGTCTTGTGGTCGACCAAGATTTCATTCGTAAATATAAACTGAAATCGCAAATGTTTATTACGAATACAACAAATAATATATTATTTGATCAAATGGGAAACAATACGACAATGTATACAATGGACATCATTAGTATATTAAATTTAATTGGTTACGGAAAAATCCAAAGTTTACGTACAAATAACTATAATCAGTTCGAAGCATTTTATTATGGATTTGTCCTAAAATATTGGCCAGTCTTAAAAATAAACGATTTGGTTTCAATTACCAATCGTACTTCGGTTACAACAAATATTTTAACAAGTAAACAAGAATTAAAAGTATTTAGTGACCGTCAGTATTATATTAATTTAATCAATAGTATTGACCGTGATGATATTAACAATATATTTACAATGAATTCAGGTATTACCGGGTTTAATTTTACTATTAATAAAAAATTCGCCAATCTTTTTGAGACAGATATTTTGAAATTGATTGATATTTATAATGAATTGGAAGTAACTAATGAATTACCATTTATCAGTTATTATATTCACGGTATGACACAACCTAAATATAAAATTCATATTAAAGATGAAACAGAATATTTTATTAATCAGCAAACATTAAAGTGGACTGAGGGGTTTAATACAGGAATTACCTTTAAAATTCGAATGGTTTTGGATAAAAATAGTATGTTGTATGATTCGAGTTTTATGACAGTTGACCTTAATACAAAAGGTAAATTTAATGTAAAAACAACATGGAGAGAAGGGTATTCTCATAGTGTATTTGATCATATTAATTTGAATTCATTTTATGAAGTAGTTAATAATTTGATTGTCACTATTAATAAAAAAAGTCCCAAATCAGCATTTATCAAAAATATTAAAATACCAGAAATCGATCCTGAAAGAAAAAATGTTAGTTTTCAATTTATCAATTTCTTCTCACGCTTAAAATTTAAAGACCCAAATGTATCCCTCAATTATAAAGTATTGAGAATATTGGTTAATACATTTCGGTCACATGTTCGTGAAGATAATCCAAAAAAAATGAGACGCAGTCAAACTCAAAACGAAGCTAAAATTGGTTATATTAGAAAATCACAGTACCACAAATATCCCAAATCAAAACAATTAAATCAATTTTGGATTGAACCTGCAAAATTAAAGTCTGTAGAGTCGAATCACATATACACACATATTTCCGAAGCTATACAAAATGAACCGAAAATTGCTATATCTGGAATTAAAAATTTTGAAGAATTCAGATTTGTATTTAATTTTATTATACGATTGATTTATCTTAGTATTGATTTGCAAAAATTTTTCCAACGTCCTGGAACCGAACGACTTAAAGAAGAATATAAAAAAAACACGATTAGAGAAAAAAATTTAAATAAAGAAGAATATGTAGAAACGTATTATGCTAGTAAAAAGAAAGAATTATCTGAAGGAATAAAAAAATCAAGTATTAACCAAGACGGTCAAGTTAATACAAAATATAAAAAAATTAAATTATTAAAGGCGTATGATCGCAATTTATTCGGTTATAAAAAAACGGATAAATATGAGAGTTATTCTCGTTTATGTCAGAATGAAAAACAACCAATACCCATGACAAATGATGAATTAAAAAAATTCAAGACACATAAAGATCAAGGTAATATACTTTCAGTAAAATATGATTCAGCATCTGGTATTATTAATTATGCATGTGCCCATAATCTTTATAAATATCCAGGTTTTATTTCCCCTGATAAACATCCTGAAAACAGATGCCTTCCTTGTTGTTTTATCAATGACTCCACTACTAATCCTAAAAGCAAAAACGCAAAAACCTATAATATGTGTATCGGTAGTAATAAAGATGAATCAGAAAAGTACGAAGAAAAAGGGATTATTTCCCAAAAATATATTAAACAATATACTAAATTTATTCTTGATAATAAATTAAGTAATCCACCTCCTCAACTTAATCGTTTTCTTAATGATACCAAAATTGGGTTAAATGGAAAAATTGAATTTAAAGGTGAACGGAGAAGTAGGCGAAGTATTTATGAAACTGAAAAAAAACATCCGCCAACATACTTACTTCTTGGTATTCCTCAACATAGTAGATCATTTATTACATCCGTCGAATCGCTATTAGATATTCCCCGCGGACAATTAATAAATAAATTAATTGAAGGATTGCAAAATAATCAGGCAGTATTTGGAACGCTTTCTGGAGGAAAAATCAAAAGACGATTTGGTAATATTAAAAATTTTATTGATTATTTACAAAATCCAAATTCGACTATTGAACCAAGTGATATTGATGATTTGATTATTAGACTGAATAGTAAATATTCTGACAACCTTCGGATTATATTATTGTATGAATATGATGAAGGTATAAAAGTAAAGTGTAGTGACAGTACTAGCATTAGTACAGCTGAAAATCATATTGTTGTTTTTAATACTGGAAAATATTACTATCCAATTGTATTAATTGGAAATGACCCACAATCAAATAATATTGAAAAAGTATTTGCAAAAGATCAAAAAATAATAATATTGATTGATGATTTGTTAAAAAAAATGTGTTCATCTGAAAGTTTGTCTGTCGCAAAAATGAAATATGTTAATATTAATTTAAATTTGATCGATTTGCAAAATATTTTGAAAAAAATAGGTTATTTTGACAAAATCAAATATCAAATGGTTAACCATAAAAATTTTGTAATTGGTATTGTCATTTCTGATAATGGGTCAAATTTTACTTTGCCTGTTTTAATGTCGGATCCGATTAAAGGTATTCCATTAACAACAAATTATTATAATGGGTCTTGGAACACTGTTTATCCATTTCTTTTAAAAATATCAAAAGAGATTTTTTCAACGAACAAATACAAATCTCATCCGCAATTAAATAATACAATTATCAGTAAATTAATTGTTGATGAGAGCCAAAAATTTGTTGTGGGTATTGTTCTTAGATATAAATTTGAAATGTACATTGATAAAATCCCCATTAGTAAAATAAAAATTGACCCAATTATTAAAAAACTGCGATATAAAATTCAAGCATTCAGCCTTGATGCGGTCAATCAATCTATCAAAGATAATATAATTATTCCAGACAAACGTATGACTGAAACCAGTGACATTAAGTATCAGCTAGAGATATATGATTTAGTGAAATTTGAGATAAATAATCTTTTATTTCAAGAAAGAAATATTCAAATTCGAAATAAAATAATTAAATTATTTGAAAAATATCCAAACAAAACAATGATTGAGCATTTGACAGAATTAAATGAAAACATTGATCAGGTTGATATTTATCGATTAGCAGAATTGTTAAGAGTAGTCAATTATTTCGGCAAACATGAAAAAGGTACTAATACTTTTATAGATTATTTTAATAAATATACATTTTTCTTTGATTTAATGACAATTACCCAAATTGATAAAATTCTTGGTGAAAAACATTTTAAAACAAAAGAGTCCAATGTAACATTAATTGAAGATATTATTAAAAAATTGTTAGTCAATACAGTTAAAATTGGAAAACCAAAAAATAAAAAAATAAATGGCCCTTGTTCAGATGGAACTAAAGAAAAAAATTGTAAAACAGGTTATTGTGTTTGGGATAAAAGTGGGAAATGTAAAATTCTTATTGAAACGGAAACAGAATATAAAAATATACTATCACGTGTTGTCAACGAAATTATAAAAAATATTTCCGCACGAAATGAATTCTTAAAAGTTAAGATGTCCTGGAAAAAATGATTGTCATAAATGTCCTCATTACTACAAACATTAAACCTAAGCCTAATGAACGTACAGCTAGACTAGCAATTGGATTAGTTGTTAAATATGTCGCAATCAAATTTGTTGTGTATTCATTAGACATTAAAATGAATCCAATAATAATAATTACTAGATTAATTAAATTACCCCTTACAATATTAAAAGCTCGTTCTTTCAATGTTACTGGCATTGGTTTGACAGGTTCAGTGTACCTCTCCATTTGTTGATCTGCAAATCGAACCTTTTTCTTTTTTTGTTTATCTTCGACTTGTCTTGGTTCAGGTTCAGGTCCGGGTTCAGGTTCGGATTCGGATTCGGATTCGGATTCAGATTCGTAAAAATTCATATAATCTTTTGGATATAATTCTTCAATTGTTGAAAATTTAGACATTACTTTCTTGAGTGTAATGTAAGTTAAAAAAAAATTACCATGAACGCACTAAACAAATCCAAAATAGTATTTTTTTTCGTTTATCAAAGAAATTAACTTTTCTTTCATTTTAAGATCATCATTTGTGAAAACGCCTTTTTTTATTTGTTGGTTATATCTAGCTTTTACTTTTTCTATATCTTTTTTAATTTCAGCATCAACTTTTTCAATATGAGTTTTGTTTTTCTGTGGGTCAAATGTCCTTTTTTTGGCATCAATTATTTTTTTCTTTGGCGTTTTACATTTAGTACAATATGTAATAAAATTTGGGGGCAAAAATATTTGAATTGTTTCAATATTTTGAGTACTGCATTTGCATGACATTAATTGTTATTTACTAAAACATTAGAATTTAAATTGAAATTAACATAACTTAAATACAAACTTTGTTTTAATTAAAAAATAATGAAAACTAACATTAAAGAGTTTTATAGCGGTCAAATTTTTGCAAATCTGACGCTAAGTTTTAATAATCATAAAATGGTAATGCGAGAACAGAAAAATTCCGAATTAAGGCATTTGCTCAAAAATGGTAAAATTGGGGAAGCTGAACTACGCACGGAATTAGATTTATTTAACGAATCGATTCAAAATTTTACAATGGCAGATTTTTGCAAATGTCTTCAAATAAATGATCGTAACCAAATCGTAAATATGTTTACCGGTGATATAATTCAACATATGTATGGAAAAACTATTCCACATATTGCTCCAACTGGGATTTTTTGCGGCTACACATTACGCATTCCAAATGACAAAGTCATTCCAAAACACGTTCAAATTTACATTCAAATTAATTTTGAAAAACTACATCATGCAATAATGTGTGGTGAAAAAATTAAAGATAGGCAAATGCTTTGTGATATTATCAGTAAGGAAAATGACCCTAATGTTTCAATTCAATGGAATGTTACGGAAAATATTCAAAAAATAATTGAAGAACCGGTACAATACATCATGCGAAATAAACCATTTAAAAATATAAAACGCACCATATATTCATACCAATACAATAATATAAAATGGATGGAAAAAGTCGAACGTAGTATTGACGTTCCATTTAAATTTTTAAGTCCGAATCTTTACCGTGTCAAAGTTTATGATGATACTGCTGACAACGAGGATGATGGGCTTGATCATAGAAAATGTGTTTATATGGATAAATTACGAGGGAGATTTTTTACAGAATCTGGAAATGATAAAATAATGTTAGATCCGTATTTTGAAAAAATCTTTTTGCGCGGTGGAATTCTGGCTGACGAAATGGGTCGAGGAAAAACTGCATGTATGATTATTCACTGTTTGCAAAATTCGGGTCAAAAACAATCGGTTCCATTCGATATCAAAACATGCGTCAAACAATTAGATTATGAAAGATATATTACTACATCAGCAACATTAGTATTTGTACCAAATCAATGTTGTGCGCAATGGAAAGATGAAATTAATTTGACAGCAGACTTACCAGTTAATATAATTATGCTGACTGGAAAAAAAGATTACGAATCATTAAAATACAAAGATATTATTAATGCAGATTTTGTAATCTGTCCATATTCTTTCTTAAAAAATAGCATTTGTATGAATGCCTACATATTACCTGAATATACTGGATCATACTTTTCACGACTCAGTACATATAGATTTGAGTCTTTACGAAATAATGATATATTAGAACAAACGCAACCATTATTGACTATGTTTTATTGGAAACGAATTATTCTAGATGAAGCCCATGAAGTTTTTCAATCAGATATTTTAAATAATAAACAATTTAAAATTCTTGAAGGGTTGAGTTCGGAATTCCGTTGGGGTATGAGCGGTACTCCTTATGCTAGTGGTATTGATGGATTCCATAGAATGACTAAGTGGTTAAGCTCGAATGGTACAAATTGTTATACTCCGGATACTAATACAATGAATAATATGAATAAATATATATTTTCACAGTTTTTAGTCAAAAATATTGAAAGATTGCGTCCTCGTTTAATCAGAAGGAATACTAATAAAAGTACAGAACATGAAACAAAATTGCCACCAATTATCGAAAAAGAAGTTTGGATTAATTTTACGGAAATCGAAAAAGCGATGTATGATGACAAATATGTTTCCGAGCATAGTCCACTCAATTCTATCTTTTTACGCCAATTTTGCTGCTACCCTCAATTAAATGCTGGTCTCAGTAATTGTAAAAGTATGGATGAAATTCATGTTCAACTTATTAAGAATACTAAACATGAAATTGAACTACAACAGAAAACTAAGAATGATAATGAAGTTGCCTTACGCAATGCAGATGCGAATATGAAAATTGCAATTGACAGAAATCAACAATATGTAATCAGAGATTATTCGCGCCAAATTGATATGTATAAATCTCGGATTACAAAAAATCAGGCTGAAATTGAGAAATTAACACGTAGCTATAATTTCCTCTCTAATGTCATCCCTCAAATTAAATCAGGAAAAGCTGGTGAATGTGCAATCTGTTTGGACCAAATTGTTGGTGTAGGGGTAACAAAATGCGGCCATGTATTTTGCTTCAAATGTATCAATTCCCAAATGTCGGGTAACACTGGTAACCACATGTGCCCAACATGTAGAACGAATTTGACCCACCGTGATATCTATCAGGTTCAAACGAAGAAAGAAATAAATGAGAATGAAATAATTAATCCTGAATTAAAAAAATTAGTTGGCGAATATGGCAGCAAGTTAGCTAATATTATCATATTTCTTCGCGAATCATTTCAATCCAAAAATGATCATATTATAATTTTCTCACAATGGAATAAATTGTTGCTAACCGTAGGGGAAGTTTTAAAACGTAATCAAATTGACTATGTATATTGTAAAGGAAACCGCTTACAACGCGAAAAAGCTATCCGCTTATTTAACGGTGACAATACAGTTAGAGTTATCCTACTTAGTTCAGAATATGCAAGCGCTGGTACAAATTTAACAAAAGCAAACAAAATATATTTCTTAGAACCTGTCTATGGTAATAAAAAATTTAAAGAAGATATTGAATCTCAAGCTATTGGTAGAGCACATAGATTAGGCCAGAAACGCCCATTAACTATTCATCGATTCCTTATGAAAGATACTATTGAAGAACAAATTTATAAAGGTGTCGATAATATGGAAGCCCTGCCTATTCCCGAGTTTGACTAAATTCTTCACTACTCAAATTATCATTTTCATAACTTGAATCATCTTCCAAAGGTGGAAGATCGTTTTCAACTGGTTGCTCACGTGCGTCATTCATAATATTTTCAACATTAAACAACATTCTAAATGATTCTTGTAATTGATTGTTTGTGTTTCCGGGAACATTTGATTGGCATACAATACACCTACATTTTATTTCACCTGTTTCTTGAAAATATTCAATAGCACATTTAGGATGTAATACACAATGGCATCCAGGGCATGCCCATCCCCATGTTACAACTTCTATATCATGAAATAATGAACCAAAACATATTCTACATTTAGTTTGTTGAGGGGAATCGATTGAAAATCTAAACACAGTTTTATGTGGTTCAGTCAATGTTGCGTCTTCTAGTCGAGTTTGGCAAGTGACATACTCAACACCATTTGTACCATGTCGGCCAAAATCACTAGCAATAATACGTACATTTTTTTCATCATTATTCTCACTTAATGAAATAGCTGGTTGGTAATAATTCCTACGACGTGTAGTATCATATATATGCCCAATATCCCCTCGAATATCAATAGTAGCAAGAATATCTTGTGACAATGCTATGTTACTAATGATAGGTGTAAATGGACAATACAATGGTACTGTTATTTTTCCTGTTCTATTGCAAATGTTGCATTCTTCATTATGTTCTGGACAATCTTTTAATACCCAAATAATTGCACATCGTGGCATTAGTGAAATAGGTTGGTGGAGTAAGGTATTAGAAAATTGAAGGGCAAAACTAGAAATAGAGTATGTATCCTGAATAGGTATAATCTGTCCCATAATATCAATTTCACAATCATTGATAAGACCAATATCTATACATTTGAGTCTATTATGTTGTTCAAGTAGGAACCGTGACGAATTTTTAAGTTTAATCATTTGTTTCTCTTTTGGTATTAGAAGGACACTTTCGAGATACTGTTTTAATCCACCTAAAGTAGTATCTTGGTTGATTTGAATTGCTTTGCGGTTATTACCAAGTATAGAGCTTGGAGCATACACGATCAATTGTAACATTTTTGAATTTAGTCATGTAAAAATAAAATAACCTGCTTATTATTTTTTCAAACAGATACATGGTATTGATCTAAAACCCATTTAGCAAACAATCCAAATAATAATACTAAAATAGCCCTATTGTAAAATTTAATGATCCGACGCGATTGTATTGGATTAGTAAAGTATTCTTTAGTATATACATTAGGATATGCCTCGGGACCATAGTTTAATTTAGTTAAATATTCATCATTTTTTGCTATAATATTTTTGCTGCTTTTTGGGATTGTAGTTCTAATAGGTGGTGTAGGCACTGTGCTTCCAACAGGATATGTATATTGTCTACTAGATGCAATTTGAGATAAATTAGTACCGTCTTCTTCTTTTTCATGATTTCGCCTAAAATCCCTATCTAATTGTGGTCCATTTGGCTCGAAGGAGGTAAATGTTTTACCATATTCATTTTTATCTGACTGATATGCTGAATATTTGCTATATTTTGGTACTCTACCCCAAGCCTCAGTCAAACTTGAATATTGATTATCATACGACATTTTCTTTCTTGATAAAAGATAAGGAAAAAAAATGGAGGAAACTATCTTAAATAATAATAAATTAGTATTAGTACTTTGTGTGATTTTTGCAAATCTAACAAACAAAGTTATGGAAAAAGAAATAGAAAATTTTGATAATAATGAAAAATGTCAAAACAGATTTGGCTGCAATATTAAAATGCTTTTTGACAAAGATCATCACGTTGTAAGAAAAATAGCTATCTTCTGTATGACTTATATTTTTACTCGCGATTTTAAAGTATCATTAACTGTATCATTACTGTTTTTTATTATTAATGATATATTGTTGACTAAATCACGTTTAATCTTAAACTAATTTTTTCTATTCAAGTTAAATAAATGCCAAAGTCAAAGTCAAAATTGAAATCAAATGACGCTATTAATGATCTCGATCCTATTATTAATGTTAATGTAAATGTAAAAAATGAAGAATATTATGATGTTGAAGTATGTGAAAATTGTGGAGCTGAAGGAGAATGCTATTCAGACTGCGAAGAGTTTGATTATGTCAAAGTTTGCGAGGCATGTAATAGAGAAAAATGCAAACCAGGATGCGAATACTACGGGCTTCCCGATGAATCAAATGAAGATGAAAATTTTGAAGAAGATGAGGAATGCGAATACTGTGGAGCTGGTCCTGGAGAAGATTGCGCTTCAGACTGTGAAGGTGGAAGCGAAGAGTCTGACGAAAGCGAAGGTGATAACGAGGATGTTTGTGAGGTATGTGGTGCTTCACCGGATGAAGAATGCTATTCAGATTGCGATTGTGAAGAATGCGCTGAGTTTGACGATTCCGATTCTGTCTAAATACCCGAACGTCAATTCTTTTTTTGCAATTGAAAAATTAAACAATTAAATACAACAATTTGGCTGTTTTAGGCTTAGCATTAAAAAAAGTAAATAAAATGAACTTTTTTCCTCCTGATTTTAATGCAGACACAATGTTTCCATCGCATCCCTATAATCCAGAGTTAGAAAACATAAGATCTTATATTGTTGAGTGCGTTAAGAGTGGTGGGAGATCAATAACGACTGTTCGAGGAATAACAATTAATGCTAAAAACACAGTTCGGATTGATGTAACTCGGCTTAAACTTGGAATGACTTTTAGAAATCTTACAATAATTTATCAAGAATTAACCGATCTAAAATTTATTGTTGAGTATGAGATGGAAGGAAAAACAATAAAATTTGAAGAAATCGATCCATTTGGCAAAATGCCAAATGTTATGCTAATTGGTTCGAAAAATGATGCACAACATTTAACACCACCAAGAATGGCCCAACAACAGTTTCAAAATTTCCATCCGTGGCAACCAGCTAGTTCAGAACCCAAATAACGTTATTTTTTTTATTTAAAGAAATGTTTTGTAATATATTTTAATGTGTGGTATATTCTTATATGCGTGCCCAACTGGGGGCCCACAAGAAGGTCAATTTGCTGAAGTTGCAGCAGAATTTGATAAAATTAAACATCGTGGTCCGGACAATTCAAGTCTTAAAAAAATTAATCGGAAAGACAGTGTAGTTTACATTGGGTTTCACCGTCTTGCTATTATGGATCCATCTGAAAATGGAGATCAGCCTTTTGAATACAAAGATGCTACATGTGTTTGTAATGGTGAAATTTATAATTACAAAGAAATCGCCAATCAATTAATTTACAATAATTGGTACGAATGTATGTCTGGTTCGGATTGCGAAGTTATTTTACCATTATTTAGAAATCTCGGTATGGAACAGACATGTGATGTATTAGATGGTGAATTTGCATTTATTATTTACGACCACCAATCGGGTCAAATTTTCGCAGGTACTGATTTTCTCCGAACACGACCCTTATTTATTGGACATGGTGTCGCTGGTAGCAATATTTATGCTATCTCCAGTGAAATTAAGAGTCTCCAAAATTTACCTGGTATTACAAGTATTAATCCTTTCCCACCTGGTACATGGTGGTCAAGTAATGAACCTTTTGTATTTAATAAATACACCGATTCGTTTAGTAGTATTCGTTGCAATCAATTTACCGATCTCGAATCAATTCACTTAAATGTTAATACAATGTTTACTAATGCAGTAAAAGTTAGAATGTCAGCAGATCAAGATATTGGTTTTTTTCTTAGTGGAGGCGTGGATTCTAGCTTGTGTTCACTTGTTGGCTCAAAACTTAGTAGTAAACCAATCATGACATTTACAGCTTCATTTAGTCCTGATGGCCCCGATATTTTAGCATCGCGGAAAGTTGTTGAAAAAATCAAATCAAACCATCATGAAGTCATTTTTAGTATTGAAGATGGTATTGCAGCAATTCCTAGAACAATCAAGGCGCTCGAATCATATTGTTGTACAACTGTTCGCGCCAGTGTGCCACAATTATTATTATCTGAATGGATTCATACTAATTATCCCAATATTAAAGTGATGATTAGTGGTGAAAACGCTGATGAGACATTTTGTGGGTACGAATATTTTAAATATGCTCCATCTGCTGTCGCTAGTCGAAATGAATCAATTAAATTATTAGAAAATGTACATTTGTATGATGCGTTGAGGGCCGACAGAACTGTTTCTAGTGTTGGAATCGAATTACGTGTCCCATTCACTGACCGCACATTGGTCGAATATGTATTATCACTTCAACCAGAAATTGTTAGAGCGCCAACACCTGAGGAAATGAAACAAAATGTTCCTGGTGAAATTCCTCGTTTTATTGAAAAAAAGATACTCAGAGATGCATTTAAAGACCAGGGGCTCCCTGAAAGTGTATTATATCGGTCAAAAATGGGATTGAGTGATAGTTGTAGTATGAGTTGGGTTGATTCAATTAAGAGGTATGCGGAAGAAACTGTTAACAGTAATAGATTCGAATTAAGACATTTGTGTTTTCCTATTAATACCCCTCGGACTAAAGAAGAATTCATGTATAGGGAAATTTTTGAAAGAATGTATCCAAATAATGAAAATATAATTAATGGACATTGGATGCCAAATCAAGATTGGTTTGATACTCCATTGACTGATCCATCGGCCAGAATAATTGGGACATTTGTTGGTAAATAATAAAAAAAAAGATTTACGCGGTATTTACTTTGAATAATTTTTTTTCTCTGCATTAATCTCTCGCATAATTTCAGCCATTTCAGGGTCATCTTCTGGTCCAACCATATTTTTGTCAGGATTAATGTGTCCAGGTGGCGGGCCTCTGACGGGACCTTTAGCAGTTGTTTCCATTTTATTGATATTATTTTCAAAACTTTGGCTTGGATCGTATTCTTGATTGCGAACACCCATCATTTTAGCGAAAACTTTGGGTACCTTATTTGCTGCTGAATATTGAATTGCGCTGGACAACAACATGTATCCTAATTGGATTTCAGGTGGAGCATCAACCTTACTCTTATACTTTTCGATCAATTTTTCTAAGACATCATCATAATCGTAAATATTACTCTTAAGTTCATCAGGCCATCCTTCAAGTTCAAGATCAATAGGTGTATATTTAGAGAGTAAATTTGAACCAAATGTAATTACCTTGGCACCATTCCATAGTAAATTCCTTGCAATCTTTAGATCCCTTTCGAGTTGGAAAACCTTTTTCGATTTCATTAACTCAAATTTCATTTCGTTCAGATCGGAATTTAATGTAAAATGTTTAGTAAAAGTAACTCCACGTTTTTCTAAGCGTGCAAACTCAAGAATAATTTTTTGTTTCTCTAACATTATTTCCTCTTGGGATAACATTTTGATTTTATCTCGGCGAGGTATACTAGCACTCCGATCTTGTCTACTACGACTGCGACCACGTTTGGGTGTACCTACTACGCTCACTGATTGGCTTGCACTTCGTGAATGCGATCGGCTACCTTCACTTTCTTCGACTGATCCTTGTTCTTCACTCTCATCTACTTCACTCGCAGATCTACTACTACTTTTTTCACCTGGTGCTAAAGGTAATGTTGGCCGTTTATCAACTTTTCCCTTCACCATTGAAACAGATGCACTTTTACTTGCACCACTATCTTCTGATTTACTGATTTCATCTAAGATACTTGGTTTTGCTTTATGTTTATGTTTAACTGGGGCAGTAACTTCATCGTAATTAATATTAAATTGATCGTCTGGTATTGATGCTCCAGAATTTTCTTCATTACCATCATCATTTTCAAGATTGTTTGCCATATTTAATATATTTCTTAGTCCCGATAAGTTAGTAACTTTGTTGTCTCCAGACATTCTTATTGTAATCATACCGTTAATAAAATTTTAAAAAGAAACGCACATTACATGTAGTATGTTTTTAGGTACCAATAACACATTAAAAACGAATCGCTCAAATCATCTTTTTTTCTTAATGATTCAAAATATGCAGTGTGTTTTTTACTATTACTAATCATAAATCGACAAATTTTGATTGCGTTTTCTTTCCGATTTTCATAACTATTATTCCATTCGAGATCCAATCCAGGTGGCTTCAATCTTAATTTATGTTTGGCACTTAAAAAGATAATCCTTTCAAATTGTTTTTTATCAACCATTCCGCGCATAATAAAATACATATGAATCCAATAACTAAACTTTTTCATTCGACCATTAATTTTTGGCTGATTCTCAATTAATAAACGATCTGCTGTCAATAATTCAGGATGTTCGTCTAATCTTTTAGCCAATACAATTGCCAAATTTGTATCTGATATTCTTGGTGGGCGATTTTTTAATTTATTAAACATTTTTTTGTACTTAGCTGACTCTGCTACCGTCACATGCGCTTTACAATACAAATTATTCACACACTTTTTTTCACATAATTTCATTTTGTTTTCACCCTTAAGATAAATATATTGACACGTTCCAATAATATCTGTTTGATCACTCGGCAAATGTGTTTTACAATAATCACTTACACCTAAATAGACCTTACCTCCACATTTTTGACCCATTTTGTCCCCACGTGTAAATTGGTATGTACATAATTTTCCCCCATAATGTTTAATACAATATTGTTGCCCACGGACTGCCTGCTTTTCACATTCAGTAATAGAACAATTATGTACACATCCGTCATCATGTGAATCTAATAAATTTAATACACGCCAACTAATAATTTTAGGCGGACCTTGAAAATTATATTCAAGAATTGTAAACGATAATGTTTTAATACCAACATCAAACGCAGCTATTCGAACTAGTTCTTGTTCTTGTTCTTGTTCGGATCTTTCACTCAATGAATCTTCTTCTTCTGTACTCATTACAATTAATTTATCTGTTATGTATTTAAGTAAAAAAAATAAATAAATACACAAATTAATGGACGATTTTAATAAATTTACGCGTAACTTTCTTTCGATTGTTAGGAGGTGGTTTGGATCTTTCTAGTACATATTGATTTACCTGTTGTGTATTATTACCATTTTTACTAATATCTTCTAATTGAAAAGATATTCCCGAAATAGGCGGATAAATAATCTTGTAACTACTAATATTACACTCTTTAATCAAATCGCGATATTGCTCAATAGTCAATTTTCCTCCATACCCAATCATTACTTCTTTTGGAGGAGCAGGTAAAATTTCTTTTACTTGTTCGGTTTCCCCATGAATTTCATAATATAATGTATGTAATAAAGAACATTTTCTCAATCTCTCATGTTGATTTTGATCTAATGAATATAAATTATATGCCATCGCACAATTAAAACTACAAAAACATCCAAGAATTGTATATTTACCATTATGAAATTTTGTAGGTATAAAACACGGAACTGTTTCAAATGATAATGTACACCACCAACATTTAATATTAGTTTTCTCGGGCCAAACTCCCTTTGAAAATAATTCTGGTAATGAAATAATTTTATTTGTGTCATTACACATTTGTTCCCCTGAATTAGTATCTTGGATGCTACTATTGTGGGTAGCATTATGAGGGTGTTTTGTTGCACGGAGTCTTACAAAACTTTCTGAGTCGCCTGTATTAAATGCTGTTGGTGTATTCGCAATAGGTGAATATTCTTTACTAAACATTTGATTTAATTGGTTATTAATTCGTTCAGTATCTTCTCGCGATAGTTTCAATTTAATTAAGATTGGTTTATTAATCATACTACATACAGGTACTAAAATTGACTGTTTTTGTTCCTGTAGTTGTGATTTCGGTTTCCTCCCTCTTTTTTTCGGAATATCATCTATACTTATTTTTTGATCTTCCATATTATTTGAAGTTGTTACTAACTTATTCTTTAAATTGATACCATTAATTTGAAAATACTTAAAGACTAGATCCAAAATAGTGAATAATAATATGGAAACTCCCTCCCAAATACCTGAAAAAAAACTGTTATCTTCTAATTTAGGACTAGTATTAATGTCAGTAGTAATAACACCAAACTTTCATTGTAAAATAGAATTACTACCGTTATTAAAACTATTCAAACTCACCAAAACAATCATTGGTATCAAATATGGAAAAGATTATAAAAAAGGTAAAGTCAAGTCTACTACTCAAGGCTTTTACAATAGTATAACTTTTACAATTACATTAAAAAATGGAAGGGAAGCAAGTGTAAAATTATGTAATGACCTTGTTGTGCATATTTCTGGTCTCAAAAGTTTACATGAAGCGTATCTAATTGCAAATTTATTATATGAAAAAATAATTAAAAAAAACATGTTACCGAATCTTCTTCCTATTGATTTTCGACCGATTAAACATGATATTATTTTAATGAACAGTGGTTACAATGCAAATATTAAAATCGATAGAAAACAATTAACCAAAGTATGTATGGAAAAATGCAAATATACTGCATTTTTTACTCCTAACTCATACTCAGGTGTTAAAATTTATCCAGCAAAAGATCTCGCAATATTAGTATTCAGAACAGGTAAAGCTATTGTTACTGGTGCAAGGTCAATGAAAAGATTAATTGATGGGTACTTTCTTATTGAAAAAGTTTTTAGAAAATATTATGAATTAATTGTAGAATGACATAATGTCATTTATCTGATTCCAAGAGTACTGCCATTTCTGGTTTTTTTAATAGCAATGCGTCTTCATTAAATGGATTTTCTTGTAATAATAAATGTGTTTCTTTGGCAATGGGTCTGATTGTTCCATTTTTTCTCCAAAGTTCTTCTGATCGGTAATGTTCGTATTTTAAAAATTTTATTTTTTTGAGTTCTTTTTCAGTTTTTTCATAGTTTGGCCAACAAATATATATTTTGTTAGGTGCAAAAAAACGCACATAAAATCCAGCTTTACGTAAAGTAAACATGACATGACATAAACATTCAGTAAAATTATAATATTTCTCACCCATTATACTAAACGGTATGCGATATTCTGTATAATCTCGGCTCAATTGTTTGTCGGCCCGTTTTATTTTATCAAAACATTCATCAGCTATTTTTTCATATAGTTTTTTAATTTCAAATTCTCTCAATAAATTATCATAATGTAAATCTTGCGCTGAAAATCTCTCTCCATTTTTTTCAACATTGTCCATTTTTAATATATCATCCGAAATAAAAATAAATATTACTGAATCGAACCAAATCGGTTTGCGATCGCAGCTTCATAATTCTGGTGAATCTCTTCAATGAGGCTGTTGCACTCAGAAATCTCCAAAAGAGCATCCAATGCACTCATGGCAGTTGTGTAGTGGAACTCTATCATTCCACATCGATCTTCTCGCAGGTGATCTCGAAACAATCGGAGCGATTTAGCAGAATCACGCGCTTGCTCAACATCTCCAGCCTTGACCCAGAGCAGAAACAGTTTGACATCACGAGCCACCATATCTGCCACAGCACCGTCCTTAGGCATGGTGACTCGAAACGAGACGATGGCCCGAAATATATCGTACTCTGCACTGCCGAATCCGGCCAGAAGAGATGCGCGTTTCTTTGCAACCGCAGCGGCGGCCTTGGTAGCCCTATCCTTCTTCTGCTTCTCACGAAACTGAATAATCGCGGCTTGCTCCTCTTGTATGGTAAGGAAACGATGCACGCGATCTCTGACATCAATAACGGCTTTCATCTCCAGGTATCGCTGGTACCCATTTTGGTAATCAGTCTGTAGCTCTTCGCGTATACGGGTCCATCCTTGTTTGTTGTTGAGCCAATTAGCACCTACTGTCATGGCAATAAGCCGGATAACATCCTTGCCAATCAACGTGACGCCAGCATGTCTGCGTTTGAACAATCCAAGCAGGATTATGGCAGGCTCTTGAACTAAACTTCGCAATCGAAGAAGATACACGAGCATCGTCGTGCGGTCTAGATGAACATTTGACCACATACAATGTTCAACACCTCTTTCCCAATTTACAGGGGACTTCCACCAATCTGGACCCTGTAGAGGAGCGGTGTTGCATCGCTTGCTCTCAAATAGAGCCTCAAGCAGCTTACTATCAGTAAGCTTCGACAACATTTGACCACACGACGGTGTTCAAAACGTGTAAATCAAAAAAAACAAAGCTTTAATTTTCAATTATTTTTGGCATACTGGTTATAACACATGTAAATAAAAATAAATATTACCATCCTCATTCTTTCATTAGCCGACACCTTTGTTCATACTCTTTACGCAACTCTGTTTTGATTTCATCCCAATAACTGTACTTTACATTACGGGAAATGTATTTGGTTACATCTCTGCCGATCAGTCCGAACAATGGGTTTCCGCGCTTCTGCAGGCCGAGCAGAATTGTTGCAGTCTGCTGCACCGATTCTTTCGCTGAAGCAAGCCTTCTAATCATATCAAGGACCATTACTCGCTCAGTCATTGGTTCAGATGCCTCTTGCAATTGTATGGTGTTGCAGTTGTGTTGACAAAATAGCGTCCGGAGGTGGTGTCCAAGCAAGGCGGTGAATTTGGCCAGTTTACGTTGGTATTTTCGATAGATTTCAGATGGGGATGGGTTCAAATAAACCAGCATCATTAACAGATCATTACAATTCACCGTACATGAAGCTACCAGTCGATCGGGGGGGTGGTGCAGTGGGGAGTGGTATCCGACACTATCCCAAACATCGGACTCCCAGCACACCGCCTTGAAAACCACTTTGCCATCGACTTTGCCATCGAATTTCTTGATTTGGTTAAACGCGTCAAGCAGCCAAATCATATTAATGGGATCGCCACAAGAGAAGTACTTGAGCGCTCCCGCATGCGTAAAGCCATTTACCGACTCCTTCCTCTGATTCGGCTTCATCACACAACCGGTCAGTACGATAATAGTAAATCACAAAAAACCAAAGTTTTAATTTTCAATTATTAACGACCAATAACAGTATCTAAAAATGCAGCCATTGCTTGGTATTCGCGAGGCCCATCATATTGCAAAAACTTTTGTGTAAGATTGTCTCGGATTTTTAGTGTAGGGTACCCAGTGACATCATGTCGGCTGCACATCTGTTTTTGAATATCGCAATTATATTCTTCGAATCCAATTTTGTCCGAATATTTATTTTGTAGTTTTCGCCATTCGGGTTGCAGGCGTTTGCAATATCCACACCATGGTGTATAAAATTTAATGAAGGTGTACCTATACTTATTCTCAGAAGAGAATCCTTCAGCTTCACACGAGCGTCGCCTTAATGAACTGAAAACCAGACATGCAATGGCGACGACAATAAGAAGACATAGTATTAATTCCATTTGTCCTATATTTTAAGCTAAGAAAAATATTACTTAAACATTTTTAAAATTAATCAATTAAATGAATTGTAATCTTTCACAGAACGACCAAGAAAAATTTGATGAATTAGAAAAAACTCAAGATCAGTTTAAAGAATGTATCGTAAAAATGCTCATGAACGAAATGATTATTAATGAGGCACGTGGAACTGATGATAATAGAAAAATTTATCGTAAAAATGTTCTCTCGTGGATTAATGAATACGTAAATAATAATGGAAAAAATGAACCAGATCATTTTCGTATTGAATATGAATTCGAAGTCAAAAATGAAAAAAAAAGAAAAGTTATGTTTTCTGATCAAAAAATAGAAATTCCAGAAAATGTACTTAGAACAGCATTTCTCAGTGGCAAAAATTCACGCCTAACTCAATTTCAAGTTGATGGTGATCCATTAACTACCCAAACATTTAGTGAAATTTCTAATTCAGATAATGTAGTTGGATTTAAAAAAATAAAATTAGACGACTAACACTCTTATACAATATTACACCCGGTTCCACAAAAAGGAGTTGGTTTTTCTTTGCGTTGGCAATCTGCAGTTGGTTCGAAATCACTTACTGATACATTGGAAATATTTGTTAAGGTCTGACATCCCATCAATTCTTTTTTTTCATCATCAGTAATAATACTTATCCAACAATTATAATAAACTGTCACATCTTTCTGTGCCAATGTCCAAAACTTTTTAAATAGTTCGAAGTTTGTTAGATGCAATTGGTAGTTATCAACTAATAATAAACCTTTAAGCGGACCAAGAATATAAAAATAATATTCTTCGGAATTGAATGTTGATCTGTTTGTATCAATATATAATTCAATCATAATTGTTTTAGAACGTTCGCCAGTTTTAAGATCTTTTTCAAAAATTTGATTTCGTAGTTTTTCTATTTCTTGAGCATAATCCATTTGGAGCTTTAATGTTTAATTAAGAGAAAAAATAAAAAGAAGAATACGCGATTAGAGTACAGTTGTTGTCATACTTCGTGTACCCAGTGTACTAACTGGTTCAACCATATATTTAATAATAATTGTAATAAATCCGGTTGTAATATCAGCAAACCCAGCAGTTAAGACGATATCATTAATTGCTCCAGCTGGAATTGGCAATGTATCAGGTTTCATTATCAATGGAGGATCAGGTAAGTACCTAATAAAATTATGCGTATTTAAATCATCGGTAACAAAACTAATAACAGGTGTATACTTTGTTTTATTAGTAACGATTCCAAGTTTAATAATTGCTCCTGGTGTTAAAAATGTTTGAGATGCATATGATAAACCTGGATTATTCGCGCGTTTAACAACAATTTCAGTAATAATTGCATCATGTGGTAAAATTACATTACTTTGCGGGCCCGAATAAGGCGGATTAGGATAATAATATGTAAGTGTTTGCCCACCTGGTTGTTCAGATGCTATATCTTTAATAGATCGATTAAGTACGGACACTGAATTTGGAAATAAAGGAATTGGTCCGATTGCGTCAAATTGTATTGTTTGGACACTCATGCTTAATTTTTCAGTAGAAAATAAAAAAGTGCAGACATTAGACTTATTTTTTTTTATCATTATTAATTAATACGTGAAAGTTAAATTAATGTTTAATGCAACTGTAATTGTAAAATATTCTACTACAAAGCCATTGCCTAGTTATATTGATCCTGACATTAATTTGTCAACAAATAATGTTCCAAAAAGTACATTAGTTGGATCGCAAAATGGTATTTTGATTGTTGACGGTATATCAGAAGTATCAACAATTGCTACTCTCCCATGTGTCGCTGGTAACTTAGATGGTAAATATTTTACTATTGATACACCTAATAATGGTTACTATGTTTGGATGAATGTATTTGGATCTGATCCTGGTCCTATCGCGGGACCTTTTGGTCCACGTATTGGAATTTCGATTCCTCTTGCAAATAATGTAAGCGATATCAATGTCGCTATTGCTATTCGATCAGCTATGTTAGCTACTGGGGAATTTATTATTCCTCCCCCTGTTCTAAATCTACTAACAATTACTAATGTAACCGAAGGTACTATCGTTAATGCAATCACTGATGGAAGTGGATTTTTACTAACAGGATTTACATTTGCTGTATTAACTGTTGGTACAGGCTCAATTGCCCTCGGTGATCGCATTCTTGTGAAAGATGAAATTGCTGGGTTAACTCAATATAATGGAATTTATTTAGTATCCCAAACAGGATCTAATGCATTACCATGGCAACTCCAACGCGATTTCTCAGTTATTTATCTAAAACAAGGTGATACTGTTTTTATCACCAGCGGAACAAATAATTCGGGTTCACTAGCAATCTTGAATAATAATATTACTATGCCTGGCCAATCTGGATCACCTGCTAACTTCACTATTATTATGGGCTCGGGTGGAGTCGATTTTAACTCAATTGCCCCTCTTGGAAGTCCTGATGTATGCGGATCTATTATTGTTAGAACAGATAGTACTGCTCAAGCAGGTATTGGTGATTCTTGGACTGTGTTGCAACCAGGCAGTGCTGGTCAATATTTGCGTGTAGCAACTAATCCTACAATGCCACCACAAACAGAACAATGTCTTGAATGGGGATCAATTGACACAAACTCTCTTCTTAAACCTCCTCTTCAAGTTGACGGTGATATGATCATTCTAAAAAGTACTGTTCCTAGTAGATTAGCAGCAGGATCACAAGGTCAATTTTTAGTTGTAGATCAAACAATTACTAATATTCCAACAAATGGTGTTGCATGGAAAAGTATTACAATTAAAGATATTTCTCCTCCAGCAGCTAACTGCGGTGATATGCTCGTTTATGATGGTTCCGCTTGGCAAGTCCTAGCGAATCCAAGTGCACCTGCCTTTAATAACTATGTACTTACTATCGACACACTGGCACCATTGTGTGTTAATTGGAAACAGTTTTCCGCATCAGCTGTCGGCCTGATCGGTCAAGTTCAATATACAAATGGTGCAGGTAGTTTCTTAGCAACACCTGGATTTGAATTCAATAATTCTCCTAATGTTTTAACTATCCCAGCTATTGGTAAATATTCGATTAAAAGTGCAGCAACACGAACCCTTCTCTACGCCCCAAGTACTACAGATCCAAGTTTATCTACTAACGTCGCAGTTGGTGGTGATGTTAGTGCAAGCATTACGGGAAGTAATAATATTATCATGGGGTCAGGCTCATTTGGTAGTGCTAATGCAATCAGCCAAACTATTATTATTGGAAACAATGCAGCAACTGGGGCCGTGTCTGGTTCAGAACTAATTGTTATTGGTCATAGTGCTCTAGCTCTTGCTGATACGCCGCAAAATATGATTGCAATTGGTTCGCATACCTTAGATAACTTTATTGGATATGTTGGTGATGCAGGTAACGTTGCAATTGGATTCGAATCGCAAACATCTCATGCAAGCGCTCTAAAAAATACATCTTTAGGTAGTGGAGCACTCAGAAATATGCTCGGTTCGCCAGGCAGTCCTGGTAATAATACAGCAGTTGGATTTGAAGCTGCAAGAAATACTCTAAATGGTCAATATATTTCTGCACTTGGCTATCAATCTCTATATAATAACCAAAACGGTAATAGATCTTGTGCCGTCGGTTGGCAAGCTTTGTTTGGTTCAACACTCGGCAGTTATGATGATATGTGCGCATTTGGTCATAGATCATTAAGTTCAGTTGATGGATCCGGATTATTCAATAATGCTTTTGGATCGCAATCATTACGAAGTCTCGTCGGCGGTAACTTCAATAATGCTTTTGGATATAATGCATTACGCGATAATATAAATGGAAATAGGAATAATGCTTTTGGATACCAATCACTCAGATTAATGACTAGTGATGACAACTCCGCATTCGGCCATGCAACAATGCAATCTGCAACTGGTCTGCAAAATTGCGCTTTCGGTTCGCAATCACTAACAGCTTTAACTAATGGCGGAGATAACTCAATGTATGGATTCCAATCAGGTTTCAAACTAACTACTGGACAATTCAATTCAGGCTTTGGTTCACAAGCTCTCCAAGAATCTGTTATTGGAACATTTAATAGCGCTTTTGGATATCAATCACTAAACCAAAATGTTGGTACTAGTAGTAATAGTGCTTTTGGTGCATTAGCAATGCAAAATAATACTGGTTCAAATTCTTCTGCATTTGGTTACAATTGTTTGAATAGAAACTCTAGCAATAGTTGCGCTTTTGGCGCAAATGCTCTTAGCTCAGGTGCACTCGGTTCAAATAATTTGTGCGCATTTGGCTTCAATGCTCTACAAAGTAATACAAATGGCGCAAATAATAATGCATTTGGTTACCAATGCCTTGTCAGTAATACGACAGGTGATAACAATTGTAGTTTTGGCAATACTACTCTAAATGCTAATACAGTCGGTGATAATAATAGTGCTTTTGGCTCAACTGCACTTAGATTCAATGTCACTGGTCTCAATAATTGTGCCTTTGGATTTAATGCTGGCGCATATATTACTACAAGTAATAATAGTGCTTTTGGTACTAGTGCTCTCGGTGGATTAGGACCAAGTGTAACTGGTATTGAAAATAATGCATTCGGCTATCAATCTTTGTACCGTATCACTAGTGGTAACTCAAATGTTGCAATTGGTAATAATACTGGTGACAGTATTACAACAGGTAATAACAATACATTACTTGGTAATACTTCCGGAACATCATTGGTTAGCGGTGATGACAATGTTATTGTAGGTCAAAGTGATGTTACAGCTACTAGAAGTGGATGTATTCTTCTCGGTAATGGTGCAGTTGTCACTAAAAATAATACAATCGGTTTGCCATCCAGGGCCACAAATAATGGCGCAGGATTGACACCTGGTGGAGCAACTGCATTACCTGCAACTCCAAGAACATATCTCGAAATTAATATTGGCGGTACTCTCTACTCAATTCCATTGTACACTTAAAAATTAAAAATTAAATTTTTTTTTCTAACTAATTATTGCCCGATAGTATAATTGCGCATTACACTGAGTTTACCACTCAGAGACAATGGTTCGAATCCATTTTGGGCAAATTTTCGCGTTTAAATTAAAAAAATTTTTTCTTGTTTTATTATGTCCTAGTAGTATAATGGCAATACATATGACTGTTAATCATATGACGGAGGTTCGATTCCTTCCTAGGACTGTTATTTTAAATTCAAAGTGTCGAGAATGCATTTTTTGCAAAGTTTAATAGGAGGATGATTTGCACATGTACTTCTATGACATGTCAGACATTTTGGCGACTCAAAGTCTATCTTAATCCAACATGCTGGGCAAACATTCTTTTGAAATCGACATGGCATCTGATCTGTATCCTTAATGGCAATACACATTTGACAATTGTAAATTAATTGTTTCAAATGACCGCAACCTGTTTTTTTGCAAACTTTACATAATCGTTGAATAGCACAATACTCCAAATCGAGACAAAACTCCAAACAATGATAATAAGCATTACATCCCCCATACAATTGATCGTTATGTCGTAACTTGAATAAATCATGCAAAATGATTTTCCTCCAGTACCTAGATACTAATGATAATGATCTCAAATCATTGTTACTTAAATTATCGCATAATATTAATGCAATATCCTTTGAAATGTTCCCTAAATTTTGGCTCATTATTAAATTGAAATTGAAGGCTACCTATCATTTTTTTTTTCAGTCCGATTAAAATGAATGACAATCCAAAACAATATTGCTGTTGCCCAGTTGTTCCTACTGAAGCATGTGGTTGCCCACCAGGTACTATTAGAGCTTCTCTTGCATTATCTTCAACTTTAATAATTCTTTTGGGTTTGATCGCATTAGTAATTGTCCTTGTTGTTAATCAACAATGGGCATTAGCTGGTACAGTCGCTAATGGTCCAACTGCTATACTTAGTGCTATTATTAGTTACTACTTTGCTTCACGTACAGCTCAAGGGAAAAAAGATGAATTACAACATCTTCCTAGTGAAAGTGTTTAAAACTTTTTTTATTCTAAAGTTTAATTAATGAACGTTTTCGCAGATTTAATAAGTTTAATTAATGTTTGCCTCATGATTTATTTACTTTTCTCTAAAAAATTTATTGCTCTACTTGGAATATTTGTTCTCATGTTTTTAAATAGTGCAATCAAAAATCAAATACGCCAAGTTCGCCCAGAAAATGCAAAAGATTGCGATCTTCTTAATGCAGGTGGACCTTCACATTCATTTGGTATGCCGAGTGGCCATGTCGCCATTATTGTTGCAATACTAATATTTCTTGATGTCAACCCATTACTAATAATAGTAAGCGCAGGATTAATGTGCTGGAGTAGAGTCACTAGAGGCTGTCATACCCTCTCACAATCTATCGCAGGTGGAATTCTAGGGGCAGTTTTTGGTATTGTATGGAAAATACTCCAAATATTTTTTCGTACATTACATTACATTATGAATTTTGACCCTATCCTATTTAATACCCTGTTACCAGGGAAAACCCTAGTTGAAGCAAATAAAATTACTACAAAAAAAGGATATACTACATATTGCGCTCTAAATAATGGAGTCGAACGCCCAAACACTTGGAAAAATGAACCGAATGGTATTTATGTTGAAATTAAATCTGGTACAATCCATAAAGTATTACGTATCATTAAATCAGATGGTTCAAATAGATTAGATCAAAAAAAAGAAAATACTATCCTTACATTATAATACAAGATATGTATCTACCCCTTTCATTGGTACTAAATCACCCTGACTCACAATTTGTGAATACTGGTATCGCCTATTTTGTTTAGTATCATTAATAATCACTGCACACTTTGGACCAGAACTAGTTTTACATATATCCAAAACTGTACCCAATTCTTCTGTCGTATAACTAGTTGTTGTCGGATTGTGATATGATGGGACAGAATCTTTAACCTGCGTATATCTGTTTTCTGGCATTTCTGCATCAGCATATACTACTTCAGGATCATACACATAATCGGGTCCCCAACCTCCTCCCCAACGGCGCCCCCAACCTCCTCTCCAATGACGCCCCCAACGTCCAGGTCCGCCAGGTCCCCAGCCTCCAGGACCTCCTCCAGGACCCCAGCCTCCAGGACCTCCTCCAGGGCCTCCAGGGCTTCCAGGGCTTCCACCTCGGCCTCCAGGGCTTCCTCCAGGGCCTCCAGGGCTTCCACCTCGGCCTCCAGGGCTTCCTCCAGGGCCTCCAGG